CGATAATCACAGCCAATGACATTGAACTCAAACTGCGTTGCTCTATTGACGTAGTGCCGACCTACACCATAAGAAACTAGCGTACTCCATGCATCCGTTGTTGCATCATACAGCCAAGTTTGCTGTGCAGCCTGAAAGCTGATCTGGTAAAAGTCATGGCCGTTTTGTCTGTATCCAAACGCCACCGCATCGCCAGGGTTTTGATAGTTGTTAATCAAAAAGTCTAAATCTGGCGTAGAGACTGGACTTGGCCTGTAATTGTCCAGCTTGAACACAGACAACCCACCGCGTCTAGTACGTCCAAGGAAACAGACATTAGCGCCTGCACGCCCCATGCTAGCTCTTGCAGCAAGCCCTACATCAGTCGGTGATCCTGCAATACGCTGGTACGGAAATGGGAAGCCGCCAGTGTTTTGCCAGTACTCAAGCGATACTTCGCCCATCAACAGAATGTTGCCATTATCGATAGCAACAGCGTTCAGATTGTCTGTGTATGCTTCTTTGCTGGCGTACTGCAATGCATCCCAGTAGAAGCCATCATAAATGCCAGATAGCCAGAATTGCTTTGTGTTGGCTACGCTGATTATGAAATAGCCATCATTGAACGCAACAGTCGTAGCTACTGGAAAATCAACGCCAGTGTATGCGGTTGTGATCTGACGGAAGTTGTTTAGAACTTGCAGCGTGCCAGTCGTAGAACCAGACGCAACCGTTGTAAACGTCCACGTATTTGCAGAGTTACATGTGCCAGATCCAGTTGTAGTGCCAGTTGCTGTGAAGACAACGCCAATCTCATTTAATGGCGCGCCAACAAGTGTAAAGTTTGATGTGCCGACAGCAGCAATGACGTACTCTTGGCCGATTACAAGTGCAGTTGCAGCAGTGTTTGGCACCGTAAGCGTATACGTGCCATCAGCTACAAGGCCAGTCGCGTTGATCTTGACGCTTTGACCAGTAACGCGAGTGTGTAGGTATTCAGTAACGGTTACAGTCGTTAGCGTTCGGCTATAAGCAAGATTTGCGGTTTCTTTCTGATAAATGTAGCCGCTGTTGCCATCAACAATGATAGCTTGCTGTCCATTGTCAGCCATGCTGACGAAGCCAGTAGATGTGTTGATTTCACCAACTAGCGTAGATGTGCCGCCAGTAGTGACTTCAAAGATACTGTCTCCAGCCGCCACCAGCAGCACATTGTAGTTCTGCCACCACCAGATGCCACGCGCTGGCTGTGATCCAACTTCTGCAAATGGCACAAGCCCTGGCGTGCCATAAGCAACCAGTTTGCTTTTATCCGCTTCTGGCCTGACTTCCAGATACAGATTCTGGCGTTTTTGTGCAGTAACGGCTCTTGATTTGCCAGCAACCCCTGCGCCAAGTATTGGAAGTTGAATATCGTTAGCCATTATTAACGCCCCGCCGGCCCATCGCTATAAACTGAATAACGTAACTGTGCGGTGTTCATTAAGTGAACATCAGTCTGTAGCGTATTTGTACGCTGATTCAGCCGTTTAACGCGCTTCAATGCTTCTATGCCAAGCGCCACAGTGGTTGGCCGAATCGCAAACTGATATTCCTCTGCAATGCGCGCTGCGAGGTTGAATACAATCGCTTCCCAGTAGCCAGGAGGAAACTCCAATGGCGCAGTCGGATCAGCAATGATCGGCAACGGCTTCCAGCTTGTCAGCGTAATATAAGCTGGTCCAATCGTAGCTGGATCATTTGGAGAAAATATCGGATAAATGTATACCTCGCCAATCGGAAACGATGGCTGGTAATAAATGTAGTTCGGAAAGTTCGTTGATAGCGTCTTCAGCCTGATTGCATTGTAGTCATCATATCCAAGCACGTTCATTGGATAATCAACAGGAATGCTGCCGTTGTTCAGCGTCAGATATGCACCAACAATCCGAGTTGGCCGCACCGTGTTAAAGTCGCCACCAAGTCCAATGCTGTAGGGATTCTGACCAGATACAAGTGCAAACTGTTCGCGAATCACCTGATACAGCATTAGCTCATCAAGTGACCAGCTATCCAGCATCCTGTTCAGCGACTCAAGGCCATCAGTAAGCTCTTGCGCGGTCAGGTCTACGTCTACAGCAGACACCTGAATCAGGCGCATTGCTGCTTTGATTAGATCGTTACCCGTGTAAAGCTGACCTACGTTTGCAAGCGTTTTAACGCCAGTGCCTACTGGATTAACCGCGCCCCATGCGCTAGGTTCATTTTCCCAATAGTTGTAATCCAATGACCAAATATTGCTTGGCAACGTCCAGATGTTCTGGATGTAAACCATGTGCGGAATATTGCCGCCAGCAAGACGCAAATCGTATTCAAACGATGCAGTGCCAGTACCAGTGCCTGCACCAGTGGCTACAAATGTAGTGCCGACATCGTTGTTAGCTGCGCCGATCAGGGTGAAGTCAGTCGTGCCTACAGATTCAATAGAATAAGTGCCGCCTGCAACGATTGCGGTTGCTGGCACTACACCAGTCTGGAAATAGCAGGAGAATGTATCGCTAGACAGTACAAGCGGATTGTCTAACTCAGTCGTTAGCGCTAAATCTTCATAGATTGTTGCCTTAGTGTCTGAGCCACCAATGTAGACTTCAATCGTTGCGGCACCAATAGTAGCGCCAGCAGGAGGCAAAAACGTAACTTCAAAATACTGCGCCATGTTAGGCTCCTTCTGCTGGATCAGCGATAACTTCAACATCTTTAACAATTGGCGCATCTGGCGACACAGGCCAATTGGGCTTGATTGCAGCTATTTCATCAACCGTAGTTGCGGCATTCATTTGGCCGCGCACAACAATGACTTCCAGCCGAATGTTATCGCGGTAAGACACCCATTCTGGTTGCAATTCAACACCGGTTTCAGCTTTGCGCGTAATCATCCAGTCAGATGGAAACAAAAGCGTATAAGCCTGGTGATCCAGGTCTGCAAGCGCTTGCTTCTCAACGCCATCAAAGTCTTTTGGCGTGTTTGTAATGATAAGTTCAGCGGCTACAAGCTGCTCAGACACCCAGTAATAACGATCATCTTTACGTTCGCCAATTGTGATGACTTCTTGAAGTCCTAATGCAGCCTTTTCTTCTGGCGTTGATAGATTTAACCAGTTTGCAGGGTACTGCACATCATTCAGCGTAAACTCTAACCCTTCTCGGAAGTATTGATTGGTTTCTGCGTGATAAAACATTGTTAACTCCTATCGGGCGAGGGCGTTCTGGAAGGGGTTCTCGGCAAATGCGGCGTATATGTAGGGCGACCCTGATCCGTTGGCTCCAACACCGGATTCTCTTATTTTGAAGCCGTTTGAAAGAATATCGAGCCACGCTACTGTCGCGTCTTCGGCGGAAGATAAGTTGGGGAAAAGCACGGGTTGCACCACATTGTATGTGGCTCTGGAAGTATCAAAAGCTCTCCAATCACCATTGGTGCTAGAGTCAGTTCTTTTTATTAACACAAATCTTGGCCTGAACCCACAATACACAAACGGCCCATCCGTAGATCCATTCCCAGTGTACGAACCAAATGCGCTGTAGCCGGGGATCGCGGCGAAGCAGTAGGCGACACAATCTCCATAATCCGCAAACGTAAAACCACTACCAAGGGTCACAACAGTGCTTGAAGGCGCCGTATTGTTCCATACAGTAGACGCCGGGGCAGAAGCAGCAGTGGTATTAAGGAACATGTAATTTGTCCACGCTATTGCATTGCATCCGACAAACCAGTTTCGTGCCGGAACGGTTCGGCTTTTAACAATCACCATGCTCGGCGCAATACCAAGACCGTGACCAAAAGTTCCTGAGCCCCCGGCATTACAAGTATAAGTCACCACGCTGAACCCAGCGGTCGTATTCGCACTTACCTGACTGGTGATTGATCCTGCGGTGTTAGTGACGGCTGTGCCGTTGGCTTTCCATTGCCAGCCAACGTAAGTGGCTGCACTACTGTTTACCTGAGCAAGTGTGTTAACCGTAAAGCCAGATGATCCAAATGCAGTTAAGCCATTATCAGACGCAACCGCTGCATCAGTATTGTTAGATTCAAGTCTATTTTGAGTGCCGCGAATAACGTCATACAGCGCATGATCTGTAGCAGCAGATCTAGACTTAATCCAGACAAAATCAGGTTGAAAACTGATGCTATTTACAGAATTGCTAATTGATAGGCTAGATCCCGTACCAGTGTACGTCGTAGCCGCCATGTACTGAGCGCCATTAACAATGCTTGGCGTTGACAGATTCTGCGTGCAGAGAGACTTGAAGCCACTTGGCGGTGTGTAGGCGAATGGGCGTTGGCCGAAGTTGGCCGAGGATGTATTTGAATAAACGTGATGGCACGGAACCAATGACAATCCAGCCGCTACAGTAATTGTTGGGTTTGTGCCAGTCGCAGGATTTGCTGACGCATCAGTTGCTCCTGAGCTATTTTTCCAAGCATTGTTATATCCAAGCCAAAGCTTGCGTGTTGCCGCATCATAAGCAACGCTTAATGTTTCTGTAGCTGAAGGCGTAACCGTATTCGCAGAGCTGCTGGTGCCATTGTTATTTATGTATAGATTGGCGGTGCCGGAGCCATATCCAAGATACAACGTGTAATTGTTAGCCCCAAAAATACTTGACGGAGGGCTTGACTGAACTTGAATTCCGATAGAGCTTTGCGCCCCGCTTGCTGTACCAGGATTTACCTCAAAATAGTATTTGCCAGTCGCAGGGATGCCGATAGTTCCAACCATGTAGCCTTGCGTTGCGCCAACAGAGCTGTTTAAGTTTCCTCCAGAAATTGTCGCGCTTACTACATTCAGCGGATTCAAAACACAATAATTCCCAACCCCGTAGCTTGAACCCGGATAGGGTGTGGGCGAGTCGATCATCCAATCGTAGGTAGACCCAGCCGTTAGGCTAATGTTGTTGGTCGTCCAGTTGTTACCATTACCAGATGAATCGTTGCCAAGCGTAGTGGTGCTAGTGCCGTTGCTGAAGTTTAGCCGGAAGCCATTGGTACCATAAGTGCCAGAATATGCTTTTGGTTTCCATACGCCAGTAACAGCGTCTATCTCCCCAAATGAGCTTGGAATGAGGGCTTGACCGTCAACAAAGTTGATTCCGGCTAGGTAGCCGTCGAAATATTGACTGCCTGAATCTTGTCTAGCAATGCTAAAAACAGCAGTGGAATTTACATTTGTTAACGCATTTTGTGTTGGATAGCTTGCTGATGAAAACGCGGTAACTTGAACTCCGTTAACGTAAAGCAGAACTCTATTAGCGGCTGTTGCTTGCGTTGTATCAACAGAACATACAATATGATACCAAGCTGATGTATCACGATATACAGCGGAGGATATAAGGCTAGACGGGACTACGCTATCGCTAAATACTAAAGTATCATTAGAAAAATACAGAAGAGTATATGTAGCACTTGCTCCAGTTCTTGCGCCCATTATTTGGAATGGCCCAACTCCTAACGCTCCTCTTTTTAGCCATACGCTAAAAGTCCACGTTCTTTGATTCCCTGCACTCCCGGGAGTCCTATTCAAATACGCACTAGCAGACGATCTGAAGCGTAAGCTATTTGCAATCTGAAAGCCACCAGCGCCTTTTGTTTTGCTTGCACTAAACATTAAAAGTTTTGCCCAAAGATTGAACCGTACCAGTTGGTGCCATCACTGTAGAAGTTGAATATATCCTTCTTGCTTGCAGTAGTCGTCACTGTTGGCGTAGATCCAGATGCCCAGGCGACAGTTGACCAAGATACGGTGTAGCTGCCAGAACCAGTGTACAGAATCAGCGTAAAGCTCTTGCCAGCAGCAGCAGTTGGCATCGTAATCGTTGGTGAACCCGTCAGCGTGATGTACTGCATGGTGCCATTAGCAAGGTTCAGCGTGATTGCAGTGCTAGAGTTAGCTGAATAGCTAGTTTCAGTGTAGTTCGTAATGGTCGGGTTGGTGCCAAATACAAGCGCCCCAGATCCTGTCTCATCAGTAACCGCAGATGCAAGATTTGCACTGCTTGGCGTTGCTAGGAACGTAGCTACGTTCGATCCAAGCCCAGAGACACCAGTAGAAATTGGAAGCCCAGTACAGTTCGTCAGCGTTCCAGATGTTGGCGTACCAAGCAGCGGAGTCACAAACGTTGGTGACGTAGCCAACGCGACTACAGTTCCAGAACCAGTAGTACTATAGCTAGTACCCCAAGCAGATCCAGTGCTATTTGGAATGCCTGCACCTGGATACGTCATTGTGCTTGAATTGCTTAATGTCCCACCAGCGAAGCTAAGACCAGTGCCGACAGTCACGCCACTAAAGCCGCCAGCGCCATCACCGTAGAGAATGGATGTGCCTGACGTAGCTGGCGCGTAGTCTGTACCAGACGTTGCAGCGCTAATTGCTGTGCCATTCCCCTTGAGAAGCCCTGTAACAGACGTTGACAGCGTAATGGCTGGAGTAGAGCTTGCATTGGCTACTGAGCCTGCAAAGCCATTAGCGGAGACGACAGAGACAGTCGTTACGGAGCCACCGCCAGCAATTGATGCGAGTGTGCCACCAGAGAACTGAAGACCAGAACCAACAGTAACGTTACTAAACCCACCAGAGCCGTTGCCGTAAAGGATGCTATTACCACTAGTAGCAGGCGCATAGTCAGTCCCAGACGCAGCATTGGTGAATCCTCCAGAACCGTTACCTTTTAGGATAGATGTGCCAGATGTTGCTGGTGCATAGTCAACACCAGGGGTAGCGTTTGCAAGCGCCCCGCCAGAGTTAGCTTTTAGAATCGCAGTGCCAGATGGTGGAGTCAGATAGTCAGTGTTTGCAGTCGCAGCAGAGACGACACCAGTAGATCCTTTCAAAAGTCCGGTCAACGTTCCAGCAGTTAACGTAGAAAACCGTCCTGCCGCTGGATTTACTGCACCAATCGTAGTGCCATTGATCGTTCCACCAGTAATAGTTACTGCATCTGAGATAACCTGACCGCTAATGCCTGTGGTACTAAGCTGCAATGCAGATGCAGTACCGTTTCCGTCCGTAATGGCTTGCAGGCTTGCAGTTAGCCCACCAGGGATCTGTAGCAGACCGCTGTACGATAAGTTAATCTTCTGATTGGCTAAATCTGACATCTTGTAGCCCTACTATGAGAGGAATTTGAGCTTATATAGGACAGTATGATAACTCGAAACTGCCTCATCTATCAGGTTTTGTATTGCGGTTTCGTCTTTTCCAGCGACTTTGTAGCGGTTTGCTTCAATCCAGTCTAATTGGCCGCGCAGAATGCGGTCTATAGACCCTTTTGCAGTATTTTTGAGGTACGGAATCGTCAATAAACGCCCCTCGCAACCTTGATATGACTCTGCAATTGCATCTGCGCGCTCAATAATGGACTCATAAAACTCCTGTAGAGCCATATGCGCAGCAAATGAGCGTGTTTTCAGATGCTCTCTGTGAGCAATCTCACGCGCTAGAAACAAAATCGCAATTAGTTCACCCATTTCTGACCCATCCGCGCCGTAAATGCATTGCTAGATCGACACCATCCCAGAGGCGTTTGACGACTCGAGACCTTGGATCTATTACTAAAACAGGAAAACCAGCATCTGCTGGCTTTGAGGAATTCAGTCTATCAATAACGTCTTGCACTTCAGCTATTGGAACGTCATTGATGGTTTCTATAACTTCTTCTTTAATCTTTCTTGGCCTAGCCATGTAAATCTCCAGATCATAAAGAAATGGGGAGCCGAAGCCCCCCATCGCTTCCCGCATCCTTACGGATTCGTTCCAGCAACGATACCAACGTTGTTGAACTTAGTAATACCGAAGTCCGTCTGGACAGGGTAAGAACGTGCAACAAACACAAGGTACGTATCCGCTGCCGGAGTCAGAGCGCCAGCAGTGGGGTTGATGTAACGAACAGCCAGCGTATTTGCAGCAGAAACACGAGCGCCAACAATCGCCGTAGCGTTACCGGTGCTTGCAGTTGAAGAAATTGCTACGAAGTCGCCAACCGCCAGTCCAGACACAGTAAAGGTCTGTTCTGCTGAAGTAGCCGCACCGACAGAAGCCGGGGTAACTGCAATAGACAGAACAGCCTGACCGCGCTGGATATCAGCATCGACAATATTCGGTCCAGGATTAGACATATAAACCTCCTATTAACCAGTGACGCGGGTAGCAAGCTCAGGATAGATGGTTGACCATCCATACAGAACATCAAGACGACACGGCAACTGGTCAGAGTTGATGTCGTACTGACGAACCAGACGGATAGAAAGACCATCAGCCGAAGCGCGACCAGCCATATCCACACCCTGCGGCAGGATCAGGTCAGCCGTACCCAGTGCAAATGCATCCTTGTGGAATGCAAGAGCCTGTGCATAACTTGCAGCAGAGCCAGACGCACCAGACAGGATCGTAGCGGTTCCAGAAGCAATTGCACCAGTAGCACTGGTAACGTTCTGGAACTGACCGCTAAAGACCGGAGTCGGGAAGATAGACAGACTGGTAGAGCTACCAGCAGCAGTGCTGGTGATAACAAAGTTACGCAGTGAGCCAGTTGACTGACGGTTCTGCGGGTTAACTGCATATACA